ACCATCATGCGATCATTAGCAAGGCGTTTCATTTCAACATGCCAGTTAGATAGATTTTCATCAGTATCCAACAAGCCAGCTTCTGTAACTGTCTGAGTTCCTGCGGCTGTCTTTACTTGAGTCTTTCCAGAAGTCCAGCGGATCGATCCGTCTTTGTTGACAAACTTCTTGAGTTCTGAATCAGTGCCTGTAACTTCTACAGAGTCAGCACGATAAACAGATTCTTCCATCAAGCGTTGGGCCTCTTTCAAGGATTTAACTTGTTGCTCGATACCTGCTACTTTTTCTTCTTGGTTATTGCGGAGGTTTCTCAACTCTCCCATGATTTGCTTAACTGCGTCAATGTTCGACATAATGATCTCCAATGTCTAATTGTTAAATTGTCTAAGTTCACGAAGAAAGTCATCAAGAGACATGAATTTTTCTTCTTCCTCTTCAGATTCTTCTTCTTTCATTTCTTTGTCTTCGTCGCTGTCTTCATCACGATATTTTTCTTCATCATGATCGTCATCGTGTGCCCGCTCTTCTTCTTCGTCTTTCATGCCCATGTCTTCAGATTCTTCTTCTTTCATGGCGTCTTCTTCTTGTTCAATCTCTTCAGGTGAATGACCTGCAAACTCTACAAGATAATTTCCGTTGTCGAGTTCTTGAACAGATATAATATGCTTGTTGATGATCAAGGATCTTGCGACATCTGCAAGTCCGATCTCTCTAGAAAATTGCTTAGACAAAGTAGCCTCATTGTTTGCGGGTATTGTTACTATTGATACTTCTAAAAGTTCGGACGCTTGAAAGTATGATCCTGACTTTCCATGATAAGGATGATCAGCAGGCAAAGAACTACGAGCGACAGTTTTAGATGGCTGGAATCCGACCGATACAGCATTGATATAGCCGTCCCGAACTTTCTGCTCAATCGTTTTCGCCATGTCATCTTTTTGGTCAAATTCCACCTCGAGCATGAGTTGATCGTTTTCGACGTAGGCTTTGCCTTTGCCGATTGGCATCTGACTAGGATTGTGATTAAAAAGCACGACGGGATTGCGATTGTAAGCACGCAGATCCCAGCCCTTTTGATCAACAACGTCGCCATATCTGTCAGGATTGGCTGTAGACGCTACAAACTTGATCGGCTTGTCTTGTGTCGTCTGCTTTGCTTGGAAGTTCTTAAAATGCATTGTGTGCCCTCTCAGTTATGGTATAGCATACAGGATCTAGTGTCGAATAATTATTTGCGTTCTCTATATTTCTCATAGCACTCTTCTTTTTCGTCTATGAATGTTTCACAATGATTGATAATGATCTGTGAGTTCGCTACGTTCGCAATTTCCTCACACTCTGCGCCGCTTGTTTTCGCCTCGACTCCACGCTGCATAACTCGGCAATACATTTCCCTACAAAGTAAATCACCGTTTTCTATGATGTATTCAGCGCTACAAGGTTCAACGAGCAAATCAAGATTTGTAAGTTGCTTGGCAACATCTGACACAGGATCGACAGGTTCAACGATGATCGGGCTGGCTGGCTGGCTTTCTGTCCTGTCTTTTGTAATTGCAATTGTGGTAAGACTGCCAACGACAAGGCCACCCAATCCGATCAATATGTATGCTGTTAGCATGTTCTCTCCTTCGAGTTTCATTGTACTTCCATAAGAATCAAGCGCTCTTTTGCATTAATAAAGTTCAAAATCCTATTAAAAACATAAGAAATTTTGTTATGCTCATTTAGAAAATAAACACATGATTGCTCATTGTCATTTAACAAACTTTGAACCGTATCTAATATGCTTTGAAAATCTCCAATCCGTTCCAATTCGATAATTTCACATTTACAATTATCTTTTCGTTGTTTGATTTGTTCGATCTGTGCTGTGTGGTAGTCATTGACAGCGTAAATAATATAGTTTATTTCAGACACCACACAGCCCCCATTTTGCACATGTTGGGGGCTCAGTATTAAATAATTTATATTGCTTGCCACCTCTCGAAGTGCGCGCCCATTCATGCAAGCGGCGGATGTCGTTTGAGCCTTCAATTCGTGTATGAAAAAATGTAATGTCTAAATCTTTTTCAATGTACTCAATTACGGCTAATCGAGTTTCATCAAGGACTTCAATTTCTTTTTTGGTTGCATACATACAGGGGTAACAGGATACACGATGGACCCCCTTTAAGTATCTTTGATTTGGCACCACACCAAATCTAGTATGTATATCAATTACATCTTTTTCAGTCCAATCAATTATGGGGCGATGCGTCCAACAATCAAAGCCCTTATTGTATTCCCACTCATCCATAAGCGATCGGCGCTTGCTT